GTAGACGAAGCGCCGGTGTTGTTGTTGTTGCAGATTGTCAACTCAAAAGCAGAGCCAACTTTTGCACTAGGAACGGCTGCATCGAGCAACGCTGCTGTGGGCAGAGTCACGGTCAATGTAGCATCGCTGCCTTTGTTGCAAACAACCAAACCAACAACCACTTGATCAGCGGTCAACGTGGTGTCGCCAGTCAAGGTTGTAGGAATAGTTTGAACCGTCAGTTGTGCTTCTGTCAGGTTGCCGTCACCAACTTGGTAACCGCCTGCGCCATTAGGTAATGCCATGATAATTTCCTTTCAATATTAAGATAGAGATAGGGGCCGAAGCCCCAATCAGATTAGCCCCAGATACGGCAGCCCATTTGTGGGCGGATCGTGTTGAAGCCGTACAAAACGTCAATACGGCAAGGCATTCTGTCGTTATTTATATCGTATTGCCTCACAATTCTTAGGGAAATACCGTTGTGGACTGCGCGAGCAGCCATGTCAACACCTTGTGGCAACAGCAAGTCAGCAGTTGCGAAGGTGATGGCGTCCTTGTGATAGACCAAGTTCTGTGCGTACTGGCTAGAAGCAGCGCCTACGAACACGACAGCCTTACCAGAGACAGGGAAGCTGTCAACGGTAGCCAAAGCATTGGCGGCGGTGTAGATAGGAGCAACAGACACGACAATTGCAGTGCCGCTGGCAGTGGCGTCAGCCAAAGCAACGAACTGGAACAACGAACCAGTGGATTCACGGGTCTGTGGGTTCACAGCAAAGCAATCAGCAACGGTGAACACGTCACCGGCTTTAACTGTCAGGCCAGAGCCAATAGTCAAAGCAATGCTAGAAGCACCTTGAGAAGTCACAGTGGTGGTCACAGAGTTGCCGGTAGCAACGCGCGAACCAGTAGTGTGTTGCTTGATAGACTGAGACATGTTGATCTCGTCAAAGCCCAACACGCCAGTGCCCATCATGCCGTTCTTGAATTGCTTGCTGATAGTATCTGTAGGATTGAACAGACCTTTCATGCCTTCAACCAAGCCAGCATTAGCAGCAGGGTTCACGGTAGCGTAACGTGGTGACATCACAGCTGCGTTCTCGTTCAGCTTCTGCTGGGCTTGCAACAAGACCAAAGAAGTAGAAGGAGTTGTGCCAGGTGTACCAACGGTGTTACCGATGGTTTTGTACGCATTGGCCACGTCTGCATCAATAGAAGATGCCAACTGGCTGATACGAGGCTTCAACACACGCTCTGCGAAGTCATCCAATTGCATGGTCAATTCAGCAGATGTGAAGTTGACACCGATGTGCTTTTGGCTGGCAACGGTCAAAGTGGTGAACTGCTCGTTGTCGTCTTGAACTTGCAAGGCGGCGCCGTCAGTTACCAGAGCGCGGTCAGGTAAACGGATACGGAGGGTTGAACCAATCTTAGCACCTTCAACAGCGAAGCTGTCGTCATACTGGCGGTTCACGTTACGGGTAAGAACGAGGTTATTTTCCAAGATCTCCAAGGCCTTCCTTGTGATCATGTCAATGGTCAGAATACTGTTAGACATTTTAAAAATCCTTTAAAAATTAGCGGGTCTGTGCTTGTAGCTTCTTAATCTGTCTTGCACGTTCAGCTTCAATCCACTGCGAAGTCGTCATGCTCTTGATAGAGCGTGGGTCTGTAGTGTCCAAAGTTGCTGCTCCAGCGGAGCGTGCAGTGACAGGAGAAATCGGCGCGGGCGCAGATGTTGTTTTCTTGATCGGGGGCGCTGACGCCAATTTGGCTTCAATTCTCCCAATCTCTTTCGCCTGACTGAGTGGCGTCATGCGTGAGATGCGATCTGCTTCTTTTGGATTTGAGCCAAGGTAGTACGCTAACTCAGGCCCAATGTCCGAAGACTGGATCGTTTCAGCCATCACGTTTGTGATCGGTAGCTTGGGGTTGTAGGCGACTTGTTCAAAGTCATCATACTTGTCCCGCGCTGCTTCCTCACGCTCTTGATAGCTTTCGAGAACGGCTGATTGCTGCTTGGCTGCTTCACGTTTGGCCAATAGTTCTTCGGCTTTCTGATAGGCCATTGCTTCCGCATAGGCTTCAGGGCTTTCAAACTGGTCAACGGACGCAGTTGGTGCAGCTTTCACGATTTGCGATTCCGCAGACCGATTTGCTTGCTCTCTTTCCCACTTACGTTGCTCTCTTGCGAGGCGTTTGCCGATCATCGCATCAATTTCAGCCTGAGAGTACTTCTTTTCCTCTGCGGCTTGTTCGACTTGGTTCTCAGCGACTTCCGGCGTACTTTCAGCAACTTCAGGTGTGGCCGTCACATCCGTGGTTGGCGCGGAGTCTACTTCCGCTAGGGCTTGGACTTCTTCAGTCATTTTTTATGAATCCTAAGATTCCTCGGTCTACTGGGCCGATACAGTTGTTTTAATCTTACACCAGATTACTCTGGCTGTGCAACTTGATATGCAGCAATAACTTCAGGTGTGTGGACAGCAGCTGCAATTGCTTGCACTTTAGCATCTTCAGCGCTTACGTCAGCACCGGGCACGACAACGTGGCGGTGAAAGTTGCTACTGATTTGCTTTCCATCTTCCATGATAGCGGTCTTGGTGCGAACTTGGATTGAACCGTTTTCAATTACTTCAATCAGATCGACAATTTCAATTTTTTCGAGAGCCATGATATTTCCTTGTTTCCAACCCAACTATCCAGTCAGGTATTAAGATTTCCAGTCAAACGGACTGGCACGTTTATACCGCAATGTAAGTTCCAGAAATTAAGATGCTGCTTGTGTTCGTTAAGTCGGTATCAAGCAATGGACCAATGCTTCCAGTCACAAACTTAAACAAATTTATCTGTTGCGATGCGCCAATGATGTAGCCGACAATGGGTTGCGTAACACCAGCGGCAAGTGATGTGCCAATAATTGTTACAGGGTATGTGTCAGACGCGCCACCATCAGCAACAAATGGCAAATTACCAAGCGCAACATTACCAGTATTTGCACCTTTGTTACTGAGCGTCATGCGAATGTTAAAAGTAACAGTCTTGTCAACCTTGTAGCAATTTCCAACTTGGGCCGAATATGCAACACCAACACCACCCCCTCCGCTTACGCTTGTCAAAGCTGGCGAGAATGTTGATTCCGCACCGTTAAACTGTATGCCGTTAATGCTGTAAATCTGCATCTCGGCATCAACACCAGTCATAAAAGGCAGGTCATCGTCAGAACCATCATAACCAGTAATTGAGTAGCATTGATTTAGCACCGTACCCCGTGCGTTATCTAATGCAAAATCGGTTGCAACAGTACCGAATTTAAGAAAGGTGCAGTTTTCAAAGTATGTTTTTTCAACCGCAGGCCCAAGCGGAACAAGACTTCCAATTTTTACACGGCAAGCGCTAGTGCCAATTCCATTCCAAATGCAATTGTAAAAACGATTACTTGTTGATTTTGCTGGATCGCTAAAAAATTCAAAAATGTTTACTTCAATAACAGACCCAGAACTATCAGCCAGATTTTCCCAAACGCAACCATAAAAGTTGCAATGGTAGCTGCCATAAATTCTTAGCAAATTATTGCCGTTTGCAATTGCAGGAACATTGAAAGATGCAGAGCAATCGTAAAGCGAAATGTGACTACTCCATTGGATAAAGTAAAGATTGGCAAAGTTTTCAATCTTCATTGCATGACATTCTGCAATCTGGCAACGCCTATACCAAATCCCGTAGCTTCCTGCTCGGTCTGTACCAGCCATTGTGATATTTTCAAGATATGTCACATAAGCAGCGCCATTTAATTTAATGCCATTGCCAACATACTCAATGTCAATGTTGCGTAGCGTAATACCAAAAGACAAATGATTTTCAGCGTCATCACCAATGGTCAATGCAGAACCAGTGCTTCCATTACCCCAAAATGAAATATTTTCAATTCGAATACCAAATGTAAACGCTGGCATTACAGCCGTTGTTTTCATCATTGTGATGTCAGCGGCTGTTTTAATAATTGTGCCGTATGTATTTATATTTTGGTTAATTTTTCTTGGTGTTTCACCAAGTAATGCAATGTTGTTTGGTAAGTTTATTGTGGAAGTAATGATGTAAGTTCCATTTGGAAAATACACCGCTTTATTTTGTGCAACGCCAGCGTTTACAGCGGCTTGAATTGCCGTTGTGTCATCCGTAGTGCCATTGCCAGTAGCGCCATAATCAAGCACGTTAATGCTTGCGCCAGTAATCATGGAATAAGTTGCTTTGGTTAATGCCATAATTTTTCCTTATGTTGTTGCGTAGCTAAAACCAAAAGAAAATTGATCAGTACTAGCAATAGTAGATGCGGTGATATACAACCGAACAACGCTAGTGCCCTCTACGCCCAACAACACTTTATTTGAATATGTGCCAGCTTGATTTACCACAGAAGCGCTACCAAATCTTGACTGATTGCCCGTGTTAATAACGACAAAAGGTAGCGTGACTGATACGTAGCTGCCTACTGGCAATGAAACTGAATTTACTTGAAGAAGCCCGTTTACATACACTAATCGTCCAACTTTAGTGTAAACAAGTGTCTGCACAGTGGTTTCAAGTGTGATTGTTCCACTTGTTTCAGGGGTCATTGTTGCCGTAAACGTACCTTCCTCATAGTCAGCCAACAACTCGCTTGTGCCTGTGCCTGGTGTGGCAGAAAAGTCGATGCCTTTGCCAGACGTACCAACTACAAAATTTCCAGCAGTTGATGTTATATCGCCGGTTGATGCAGTTACAGTAGTCGCACTAATTGCGCGGCCTGCTGTTAAATCCGATACGGCAACTTTAACCGTTGCGCCTGATTGAACAATTGGCAGAACTTCAGTCCCCGCCAACGGAGTTGAGGCTGCGGTCAGCGCGGAAATCTTTTTATCTGCCATGATGATCCCTTATCAGTTGTACAGAATTTCAATTAAAGAAGTAACAGGCGGAGCCTCAGTAAATGTCAAAGTGCCGCCCGTAACAGAATATGTGTTTCTGTTTTGATATACGCCGTTAATGTAAACAGCAACCACATTTCCCGTAACTGCATACGCAACAGTTGAGCCATTGCCTGTGTAATTTGTAACCGCAAAAGCGCCAGAGCCAAAAATATTGTCGTATGTTGCAATCAATACATCGTTTGAATCTTTTAAAACAAACTTGTATGAAACTGGCAAAATCCAAATTTCGCCGCTGCCAGGAACACGGCCCGCAGCATCCAACACAACGGGATTGGTACGAGCTACATTCCCCGCGCTAGTTGTGTAAGTAACTTGCGGCGTTGTTGTCCCAGCCGCATAAGTAAACAGCTTGCCGCCAGTCAATACTGCGCCAGTATTTGTGAAAAACTGGGCCGCAACGCCGCCCACGGGGGAGAGAAATACGGCCATTTAGGTCACTCCAAAAGAATTTGTCCACCATCTTCTTGCACCAAATTATCTCCAGATTCAGTGAGAAGATTGCCTACCGATGCGCCACTGTCGCGTGTACCTGAAAACAGCGTGACAATACCGGCTAGGCCAATGGCCACCGAATTGCGAAGGGCGACACCAAAGCTCATTGCTTGTTAATAGGTTTGCAGTACGCAGTGCCGTCTGTGCTACCAATTCGCAGCACACTGACGCGCCAAGGAGAACCGTTTGAACTGAGTGTCAGAACAAAAGGAATTGGCGTGTAAGCAGGGATCGGTGTGCTGGCGCTAGTGGCAACAGCACCCACACCAACTTCAACGTAGCAAGGCACTTCGCACCAAACCAAAACGCCTTGTGGGCCTGCATTCCATGCGGTTGTGTTGCCTGCGCTTGCACCGGCTGTTGCGGTAAAAGCGGGGAAATCCGCTTTGCTCATTGGGTTTAAAAGTTCCATCATGTTTCCTTATGCCAAGAATTTGAGCTTGTACAGCGTGCGAAGATATATCTCAACGATATTATCTATCAATTGTTGCATTGTTGAATCAGATTTATCACACACATCGTAACGGGCTGCTTCAATTTCAGCAAGTGAGTCCTGCAAGAATTCAGTGATGTTAGCCGTCTTCTTGGCCGAATTCAAGGTAATAGGGCCAATTAGACCATACCGGCCCTGATAGGTTTCGGCAAAGTCGTCAGCCGCACCAATGATGCGGTTGTAGAAGATGTTGAGCGCTTCGTGCTTGCTAAAACTGCGGGTGTTCAAGTGTACGGAATGTGCAACATCCCGCGCCAAGAACAGCAAGCCTAAAAATTCATTTGCTTTCATTGTGGCATTCCTTGTGGAGGCATTATTTCTTGCTGGGGCATCATCTCCATGGGCATGGATTCCTCACGCATCTCAGGCATCTGGTTCATTGTGTTTTGCGACTCCATGGCCGCAGCGACAACACCCATAGCAATGTCTTGGATTTGTTCTTCAGTCATACCGGCCTGCACAGCAGCAATCCGCTTGGTTTCGGCATCGTATGCTTTGATCTGAGCCTCAAAGTCCTTGCGCTCCATGTCTTGCATCTCAATAGATTTGCCGACATTCTGGATCATCTGGTACATCTGCTCCATCTCAGCGCCCATGGCCTGAATCTGTTGCTGCGCCGCCTGCAATGCTGGATCGTCATTGTCGTCCGACAAGAACTTAGGATCAATGGTCTTCTGGAACCGCTTGGCCATCTCTTGAGCGCCAGGCCAGTCCATGTTCTTCACAAACAAGTCGCCAGCCACAGACCACAATTGTGGGTTGCCTTGCAACAGCTGCGCCATGGCTTCTAATGCCGCTTGGCGCTTGGTTGCGTAGCCTGGGCCAGTTGTGGCCACCACATCGTACTTGCCAACACCAGGATTGTAGATTTTCTCAATCACAATACCCTGTTCATTGACAATCTTGTTGACTGGCATTGGTTGGTCAGGGTTAATCTTGACCATTTTAGTCTCGCCATCTTCACCAATGATGCGAGCAATGCGCTGGGTGTCGTAAATCTTAGGAATCAAGTCCACCAACTGACGAGCCACATGGCGCACGGCACGGGTCAGGTTGTCACCATAGTGGTATGTGCCAACATCACCCTCGCGCTGACGAGCCAAGATAGCCCTGCCAGAGCGTTCGTTGGAACCCATGCCAAGAGAAGCGTTATATTGGCCAGTTGTAGACTTGATGTCCTCAGATGCCCCTGCCTTGGCTTGTAATAGACCCGTGGAGGCCATTGGCGGCTGCGCACGCTGGGGTAGTGGCAGAACTGCGCCTTGGCCGTCTGTAACGTCTGGATTGACTTCCAGATAGGGCCAGTTGTTCGTATTGGCGGTCTTCCACTTGTCCTCGTAACCCTCGAACTGGCCACCATAGCCAATGAACGGAGCCTTGGGCGCCAGAGCCAGCATCTCAGCTTCTTGGCTGACCCAATAGTTGTACATGCGCTGGGCATCTTTGGCGTTACGCACAAGGCCAGAAATGTAGATACGGCCATCAACCTCAAACTCGTTGCCGATCACACGGATCACAGGAATCCATTTGCCAGCCCACTCTTTTTGTTCAAGGATTTCATAGCCGTTGATCTTGCAATACATCACCCGTGGGCGCTCAGACATGCGTGATTTGACAGGCTTGCCAAACATGTCCTTGAGCATCTTGTCTTCAGGCGTGCCTTCAAAGGCCGACTGGTTGCCAGGGTACAAATTCAGCTTGGTTTTGTCGTAGTCAATGTAGTAGTAACTTGCAATACGCACTGTGTCTTCGTTGAGCCAGTTGCTGATTGACTGATCGCCTACACCAAGGGACTGGAGCGTAGAGATAGGCGCAGCATCTGGGTACTGGCGCTCGTATTCTGCTTTGGTCAGGTCTTCGGTGATAAAGCAATACTTGGCGTCTGCACCCGTTGGGTCTTGGATCAGCGGATCCATGTAAACCGAGAAGCTATTGCGAATTCGGCCAATCTTGATGTCTTGATCGAATGTGTTCTCGTCACAGTACTCGGTCATCAGGGTGATGTAACCCTCGCCGTAAGACACCTGATTCTCGCAGGCCGTGTCGTATGCCACGTCAGCGTCAGAGATGTACTCAATATGGCGAATCATGCCGTTAAAAATCTCAGCCACTTCCACGTCAGCGTTGTCATCGACTGGGATGACCTTTGCGCCTGGGCGGTTCTGACGCATGTCATTCGTCACTTGACGAACGTGCTGCGGCAGTTTGTTAATCGTTAATGTTGGGCGTGCGTTGATCGTCTGACCTTGCACCGCACCGCGAGTGGCAAGGACGTCAGCAGGCCACTGCCAGTGGTTGTCAGGTGATCCGGCATAAAAGCGCAGATCGTCTATCTCATCTTCGCGGCTCTCGGCCAGTGCGGAGACTGCCATGTCCAACCGAGCGCGGGCGGTTGTCAGAATATCTGAGTCAGACTTTGGTGGTTTGCCGCCAGCGGCTACATTAGCCGCCGCGACCATTCCGGTTGGATCAGCCATTATTTTTTCTTCTTTTCTGCTTCACGTTTGACTGAATACGCGATGGCCACGGCCTGCTTGACGGGCTTGCCAGCTTTAACTTCAGCTTTGACGTTCTTGCGAAAGGCTTCGGGTGATTTTGATTTAACCAGTGGCATTTAAGTCTCCGTGTGGAAAATGGCGTAGTTCAAATGGATGGCTTCGCTGTATGCGTTGTTTGTCACGTTCTTGATTTCTACCGTGAACGAGCCATTGCTGACTGCCACGATAAACACGTTGTACGCGCCCAATGTACCGCCAGAGGCCACACTGATCACCACCACATCTTTGGTGCTGACTGCACTGCAATTGACCACAAACACCGCATTGGCGCTAGGGGCCATCTGAGCGTTGGCCGTAATAATCTGGCCAGAAGGCGTGTTAATCGTGACTGCTGTTGTTTTGTTATTTTGCTGAGTTACGGTGTCGTAAGCGCCAGCTGCATAACCAATCGTGCCAGTGGTGGCAATGTTGGTGGCTTGAACAATATCAGCACCAATGATGTTCTGGTCTTCGTATGCAACGCCAATTGGCTTGGTATTTGCCATGATTATTTCTTTTTCGCAGTTTTGGCAGATTCTTTAAACGCTTTGGCAGTGGGCGCACCCTTGTCGCCTGGCTGGCGCATCTTTTCTTTGCTGCCAGCGGCTATGCGCTCACGTTTTGCATGGATATTGGCATATAAGCCGGGTTTGGTAGCCATATCAACACTTCCATCGTTTAAGAGCTGCTTTAGCGCGTTCGCCATCTTTGGCGTTGGCCGCTACTGCGCCCATTCTTGCACAAAATGAATCCTTGCGCCCCTGATCTGCTTTAGTCTTAGGGTTAGGCGCTGGCGCCTTAAGATTAGAGCCAGTTTCTCGATTGTACTTCTCGCGCCCTTTGGCGGTCAAGCCAGCACCCTTAGACACCGGCAACTTTTCGCCACGGCCAACGCTTAGAGAGACATTTTTCTTTGTAGCCATCTAACTTCCCATCCATGAAGTTGCAACTGCCGTGCGGTCAGAATATGCGCGGGTTCTTTCCTTCGCAGTATATTCCCTATGAGCCACCGGAAACGCAAACGTCACGCATATTGCGTCAGCTGCGTCAGGAGATGCAAGGCCCCTTGCCTTCATGTCCTTCTTTGACTCCAAAAATATAGTGCCCCTCGAATCTGGTTTGATCATAGGCGAAACCAAATCAGTTTTCAAGAACCTATCTTTGGGAATGCTGGCAGAACGTAGCCATTCCTTCATTTTTCCCCACATTTCGGCCCTTTTATTGCCATACATGATGGGATTTGCCGATTTATTGCCAAAGTTGACACCTTTGATTTTGTACCGTTGTTCTTTCAAACGGTCAACAATGCCAGCGCCAAGCCCACCTTCGTCAATAACCACTAGGGCAGGGCTGAATTCTTCGATGGCCTCAATGATGTGGCCAACCACAGTCATGGTGTCATCGCCCCTGTGGCGGTCAATCCTCACAATGTCGCGGCCTTGGCGAATAGCAATCACCGTTGCGTCAGCGCCAAAGCGTGCAGGGTCAACTCCAATGATGATTGGCGCCGTCTGATCCTTGTATTTTGGCCTGCTCATGGCCTCATCCACAATGTCAGCCGGAATAAACTGGTCATCACCCTCAGATGGGAACATGCCATAAACCTCAACGTGGGCTTGTGAGCTGTCGGGGCCGTATTCGTCAATAATGTTCTGGTAAACCTGTTTGTCCGTGCCTTCCACCGTGCGTGCGTCAACCACCTTATTACTCCAGAAGTCGCGCTTGGAGTTAAAGCACTCATAAAAATAACCAGTGTTTCGGCGTGGATTGGAAAAAGCCAGCCAAAGGCGGTTTGGTGTGTTCTCCGTAAAGAAGCCAGCCGTCACAGCCCAAATCGAGTCATCAATACCTGATGCCTCATCAAAGATCACCATCACACCATCAAAGTTGTGGACACCAGCGTAAGCATCAGGATTCTCTGCTGACCACAGGCGGCCCTCAACAGCCCAATATCTTGTGCCTTTTTTAAGGTCTTTTTCAACCAGTTCAGTGAGCCATGCCGCAGGGGTGATCTTGGTGGCTGCAACCTCAAACCAGTGGCTGTTGATGCTCATGGCCAACCACTTTGTGATCTCGGCCCATGTCACCGCACGCAGCTGGGCTTCGCTGTTGGCCGAAATGATCGTTGTTGAGCCTATGCGTGTCGATAGCATCCAGATAGTGAGCCAGCTGACTAGCGCAGACTTACCAATACCACGGCCAGAGGACACAGCACTGCGCAGGGTGTTGAAGTCAACTTTGCCCTGGTTGTTTTTAATGTGCTGAGTTATCTCACGCAGGACTTCGCGCTGCCACTTGCGAGGGCCTTTGAAGTTTTGGAGAGGTGTATTTTCCTGACCCCAAGGGAAGGCAAACAGCACAAACGCCTCTGGGTCATCGGCAATGGCCGGTGTCCACAGCGTGGCCATCAACTCTTGTTCGTCTTCGGGCTTGTAGATTGTGGTTTGCATTAGGGCGATGTTAAACGAAAAAATAAAAATTAAAAATATTTTAAAAAATGTTCGCGGGGCTACCGTTCCTGCGGCCCTTTTGCGCCGGCCCTACCCCCTCCCCATTGGCCGGCTGGCGGCCTGTGGGCGCTTGTCCACAGGTACTTTTCCACAGTTGTCCACAATTGCCTGTGGATAACTCAGACTGTAATGCCTGAGTAGTATTTTTTCTGTGGATAACTCAGGGTCAACTTAACATAATGGTCATTGTATAAAGCAGACGATGCTTTTCTTGTTGTTTGGCTTTCTTTTCGTTGCGTTTATGCAACACGCGCGCGTGCGCGTAACCGTACAATTTTTATGCAAAAAGCGCATAACCTTCCCGATTACGCCTGCTTTGCTTCCACATCTACCACGTTACTGTTATCCATCAACACGCGCTGTTTGGCTT